CTTTATCTAATCCAACTAATCCCACAGATGGTCAAAGTTTACGCTGGAGAATCTCTCACAACGCTAATAGTTTAACTCTTAATTTTGGTAACCAATTTAAAATTCCTAGTAGTGCCACAAGTCCACTACCTCTTAGTTCAACTAGCGGAAATATGGATATTCTTGGTGCTACTTATGATAGTAGCAGAAACAAGTGGGACATTATAGCTTTTGTACCGGGTTATTAACAGAAAGGTAAAATGTTATGGCAACTCTGTATTTCAACGGCGCGGTCGACAGCAACTGGAACACGCTCGGCAACTGGTGGAGCGATAATGTATACTCCGTTCCTGCCACATCTTTACCTAGTAGTGCTGACGATGTTATAATGATTGCTGATTGTTTAACTAATAGCGGTAGTGGTGCTATAGTTAACACTCTTACTTTTGATGGTGGTCCATCTAATGGCAGTGTGAGCGGCGGTACTGCAACGCTTGGCATAAATATTACGGCTATTCAAGTTTCGGAATATTATACTATTGCAATTATAATAGATGCCTTCTTAACAGGCACACTAACCGCACACAAGGTTTATTTAACTGGAGCCTCTTATAGCGGAAATAATAATGGTATTATTAATGGTAGTGTATTATTTAATTCTCTTGGTTATAACAATGGTACTATCAATGGAAATGCTACCTTTGGTGCTGGTGGATATAATAACGGAAGCGGCTCCGTAAATGGTAACGCAATTTTTGAAGCATCGTCGGTAAACGAGGGATATATCGGAAATAATGCTACATTTATCGATATGATTAACTACGGATACGTAAATGGAAATGCTATATTTTATGGAGGTGCTGATAATTCTAATACTATCAATCAACATGCTACTTTTAATGATTATTCATACAACAACTCCGGCGGCACCGTCACCGGAGACGCCACGTTTAATGATTATTCATACATCAACGAAGGCACCGTCAACGGCGATGCGACGTTCAACGACAATTCGTACAACAACTACGGCACCTTCACCGGAGACGCGACATTCAACGACAGTTCGTACAACTACAACGGCACGCTCGGCGTAGACGCGACGTTCAACGACAGTTCGTACAACAACGAAGGCACCGTCCCCGGAGACGCCACGTTCAACGACAGTTCATATAACAGCGGCGGCGGCATTGTTATCGGAGACGCCACGTTCAACAACAATGCGTACAACGACGGCGGCGTCAGTGGCAACGCGACGTTCAACGGCAGTTCGTACAACAGCGGCACCGTCACCGGAGACGCGACTTTCAATGACAGTTCGTACAACGGAAGCACTGGCGTTGTGAATGGCACTGAAACCTACGCCAATCGCACGCCGTTTCCGATCCCTCGCGGCATCAACGGTTCTTCCATTCTAGGAGTTATATAACTATGAATCTTTCACAGCCAGTTACTATTCAACCACCAACCATTACTCGATCCACCGGAGAGGTACGTGTTCAAAAGCCTATCACTTTATCTGAATTGGACATAACCCTAATCGACAATAACAAAAGGAAGAGATGCGAAGTTCGCATTCGCCCCTGCCCCTATTCTCTACTTTTATGGACAAACAATGATTATGATGCTATTGGCGATTATACTCAAGCCCAAGTTGAAGCTAAGGTTTTGGAACTATTAGGTAGTGAACCAGCTAAAGTATTAGAAGGGTTATTCCTTCCACCAGCGCCTCCTGTTATAAAGTAAACTTTTCTAAAAGTAGGTTATAATTTATGATCAAACCAGGATACAAAACCAGTGAGTTCTGGTTCACACTAGTAAGCTTCTTATTTAGTGGACTATATTTATTGGGTATACTAAATGATCATTCTCAAAAAGAGGATTTGATTGCAGAAACTAGTCGAGGTTTAGAAGCATTAATATTGATTATTGGTCAGCTAACGGTGTTATTTCGATATGTAAAAGGCCGCAATGAGATTAAGAAAATTTGGTGGACTAATCAAAATGAGTCAAATAAGTTAATAGAACAACCAGAGGTAAAAAAAGATGTCAAGCCAAGAACTAATAAGAGCAGAAGTAGAAAAACTAATAGTCAACACAAAAGAAAAAGTAAATGAAGTTAAGCGTTTTGCTCTTGGTGAAGCGTGGAAACTATTACAGCTCACAACAGCTAGTGTTGTACAAATTATAGAAGCTATTGGTAACGATTTAAGCAATCCTGATAAAAAAGCTTTGGCAATGGATCTTTTGAATAGTTTTTATGATAAAATCTTTTTAGTGATAGATGTTCCATTTGTTCCCAATCTTGTTGAGCCTATTATACATAAGTACATCAAAAATATGCTCATGATAATGGTGAGTGCCACTATTGATGCTACGGTTACCATTTTTAGAAATACGGGCGTTTTTATTAAAAGAGAGGCTGGATTATGAATTACACAGAAACTTTTGAAGAATTTGCTAGTAAAGTTGGACCAATGGATTTGGCCCTATACGCTGGTGTCGGCTTAATACTATGGGTATTATTTAAGGATAAACTAAGCCCTGTGCAAACACTATTAGGTGGATTAGTGGAAAAATTTAAAAACGCATCTCCACTTAAACCAGTAACTCCTGTTGCTGTTGTTGTTCCGTCGGTCAAGCCGGTTGTTACAACTAAAGAGGATATATTTTTTAAACTGATTGTAAGCTGGAAACAAACGCGAGATTTAGCTGCCGAGTGCGGATGTGTTAAGGCCGTAGAAGTTGCTGATCAAATGTTTCCATACTTAAGTCCTGTAGTTTGTGGAGATAAGGAGTCAACATGAATACTAAAACATTATTATTAGCATTAGCTTTTATACTAATAGGAATTGGATTATTCAAACCTGATCTTGGATCATTGGTAGATCGTCCACAACCTGTTGTTGTTGATATTGCAGAATTATCTGCACCGGTTAGAGAAGGCTTAAAAGCTAAAGCTGATGAGGTTGTTAGGGTTTTAAAAGACGGTGATCCTGATCGTAAAACTGATGGCAAAAGATTATCTAGTTTATATGTAGATTTAGCAACTCTTGTAACCTTAGATGGTGATGATGAGGTTATTAAAAATACAGAAGAAATTAGACAAGCCAACAAATTAGCGGGAACTATGCTCAAACTGGATATTAAAAATAAATATCCTAAATTAGCAGAAGCTTGTAAGGCTGTAATAGTTGAGGCTATTGGCGATGATAGTGTAGCATTAAATAGAGAATCCCGCATTCAGGCTGCTGAGGGTTTTAAAGCATTGGCGTGGGCTTGTTCACAAGGAGCAAAATAAATGGCTCGACTATCACCAATTGATCTTTATAATAACTATAGACAAGGCTTTCAAGGAGCCATTTGGAATCAACTAGAATTTGATCACTTAATGGAAATTTTAAAATATCCATACTTTGGTGATGCTAGTTCTAGAATTACAAATAGTGGTAAAGGTAAACTATCAACTCCATACAAAAGCGTCTTGAAGTTTGATAAAAAGCCTTATGAAGAACGACAAGTTACTGGCGATTGCGTAAGTCATGGTACAAGAAACGCATGTGATATTAGTAGAGCGGTAGAAATAGATATATTGGGCGAAAAAGAAAGCTGGGTAGCAAGAGGAGCAACCGAAGCCATTTATGGCGCTAGAGGTTGGAGTGGTCAAGGTATGACAGGTAGCAAGGCCGCTGAATTTGTTAATAAAATTGGTGGTGTCCTTGTTCGTAAAAATTATAAGGGCGTTGTTGATCTTAGCAAATATGACGGAATGCTTGGTGCCGGATGGGGTGGTCGCGGTGTTCCGGATAAAGTATTAGATTTAGCTAATGATCATCAAATTAGAACTACATCACTTATTAAAAGTGTTGAAGAAGCACGAGACGCATTAGCAAATGGCTATGGATTAGCAGTCTGTTCTAATTATGGTTTTAGTAATAAAAGAGATAGTAAAGGATTTGCTAGAACTAGTGGTAGTTGGGCTCATTGTATGGCTTGGATAGCGTGTGATGATACCAATGGGGATACATCGTTTTTGGTACAAAATAGCTGGGGTAAATGGAATGATGGTGATCATCCAGAGTGGGGTCCAATTCCAGACGGCTCATTCCTAATCCATAGTGACGTAGCAGAAGGCATGATTAAACAAAATGGAACTTATGCCTTTAGTAATTTTAATGGATTTCCTGTACAAAAATTACCAGATTATGGGTTCGATTACTTATAAGGTGTATAATAATGAGACTAATAGATAAAATTGCTTTGCAACGACTAATTAGTATGCTATTAACTTTTATCTTGGCGGTACTTAAATTAATAGTACCGCAAAAAACAGAAGCGGATGATAATATTGATAATCCTAAACCAAAAAGAAAAAGAATCTTTCCAAGAGTAAAAAATGAATAAATTATTAGGGCTAGTATTAGTAGCAACTATATTATTTGGATCATCTCAATACAAAGGATCCACTACGGCATCTGTTGTTCTGGCTGGCGGCATTATTAAGTCTACACATATTGAAATGCCTGATACAAAATACAAAAGGAAAAATTGTCCAGTATGTAAGGGTACGGGTAAATATTTGAGTGGTGACGGTATCAAAATGGTTGATTGTGGATATTGTGAGCCAGAAACAGGCACACAAACACTCACACAACCATCTAAGAGTGGTGTAACTAAAAGTGGTTCAACAACTATATCATGTGGACCTAATGGATGTAGGATAATCAAAAAATGAATAATGATGAACAGTTAAAAGCAATAGCCGCAAAGGTTTTAAATAAAGCCGGAGTACCACAAGAAGAAAATTTTGGTAGCGTTATTGCTATTCTTATGATGATTAGTATTATTCTAACAGTTATTAGAGTATTACAAGAATGTAATAAAAATAAATTATCTGGAAACTATACCTCTCAAGATAAATACAATCTTTACGGATCAGAAATTAAAGAATATAGTGCTCGTCGTGGTCTGTTCACACAGATGAGAATTAAAAGAATATTAAGAAGAGAGTTACCAAAAGAACAATATGCTAAATATGGTATTCAACTATTGAACGCTATTTTAGATACAGGAGCAGATCTCAAGGATGATGAAGTCATAACCTTAGTGGAGGCAGCAAATGTTTAACATTTTAGTATGGTGCGTATATGGTTTATTTGTTGGTTCTATTGCTAAAAGTATAGTACCCGGAGAAGAAAATTTTGGTTTTGTTAAAACAGTAGCATTGGGTGTTGCTGGCTCTTATATGGGCGGAGCAATCCTGTATTTATTAGGAAACTACGATGCTGTATCTCCTGCCGGTGTTGTTATGGGTGTTGCTGGTGCAGTATTATCATTGGTTCTGTATAACAAACTCACAACAAATAAATCTTGACCAGACGCGTAGGTTTGCTATAATACTTCCATGAGACCATCGTGGACAGATTATTTTTTAGGTTTGGCTAAAGTTGTTTCTCAACGTAGTCACGATATGCAAACACAGCACGGCTGCGTTATCACAGATTCTAGGGATAGAATTCTAGGCGTAGGATATAATGGCTTTCCTCGTGGACTTGATGATGATTTATTACCTAGAACACGGCCAGAAAAATATCCATGGATGATTCATGCCGAAAGAAATGCGCTATCTAACTGTGTTGTTAGACCAGATAATGGTATAGCGTATGTTACTGGTCAAAGTTGTAATGACTGTATTATGGCTTTATGGCAAGAAGGTATAAGAAAAGTAGTTATGTCAAATAATCATGGTACACATTTATTCAATGAAGAAGCCCAAAATATTTTTAGAAAATTTGTCTCAATGAGCGGAATAGAAATTATTTATATAGAACCAAATCTTTCTTGGCTGAAAGAACTCGGTGGTGTATTATGAATACAACAGTATTATTCTATATTAGTATTTTTATTTTTTTATATCATAAGTTTACCGGTAATACAGAAATGTGTTTAACTTCTTTTCAACTCACAGTATTACTGGGCATTTCAGCAATTTTATATAGGAGATAATATGTCGGCGCTCCAAGAACTGCAAAATTATACATTCGTTAGTAAATACGCTCGTTGGATTGAGGATAAGAATCGCCGTGAAACATGGAAAGAAGCGGTTGATAGAGTCCGTGACATGATGCACACGAAGTATGATGAGTTTGGAATCAAAGACGATATTGATTGGGCTTATGATATAATGTATAAGAAAAAGGTTCTTGGTTCTCAAAGAGCACTCCAATTTGGTGGCGATCCTATTCTTAAAAGACACGCAAAAATCTATAACTGTACCAGTTCTTACTGTGATAGATTACGTTTTTTCCAAGAATGTTTCTGGTTATTATTGTGCGGAAGTGGAACCGGATTTAGTGTACAAAAACACCATGTTTCTAAATTACCAACACTAGAGCACGCCCCCGTAGAAGATGTTGGAACTAAATATGTTATTGACGATAGCATAGAAGGTTGGGCCGATGCTTTAGGTGTTTTACTTAGTTCTTATTTTAGTAAACCAGTAGAAGAATTCAAACAATATAAAAATTGTCATATAGTTTTTGATTATACTAATATTAGACCAAAAGGATCGTCTTTGGCATCCGGCGTGGGTAAAGCACCCGGTTATGAGCCATTAGCAAATGGCCTTGAAAAAATCAGATCTTTATTAGATCGTTGTATAGCAAATGGACAAAAAAAATTACGTCCTATCGACGCTTATGATATAGTGATGCATAGTAGCGATGCTGTTTTAAGTGGAGGAGTAAGGCGTTCGGCTAGTTTAGCGCTATTTAGTCCCGATGACGAAGAAATGGCAAAAGCTAAAACCGGTAATTGGTTTATTGACAATCCACAGAGAGCAAGAAGTAACAATTCCGCACTCCTACTAAAGAATGAAACTACTTTTGAGGAATTTGATACTCTTATGCAATCTGTGAAAGAATTCGGAGAACCAGGATTTATTTGGAGCGAGTCTACAGAAATGATTTTTAATCCATGTGTAGAAATTGGTATGTGGCCTGTCGATGAAGAAAATGGTAAGAGCGGATGGCAGGGTTGCAATCTTTCTACCATTAATTGTTCTAGTGTAACCGACGAGGAGGATTTTTATGAAAGGTGCAAAGCAGCTTCCATTATTGGTACTCTTCAAGCTGGTTTTACTAAATTGGATTATTTGGGAGAAACTAGTGAAAGGATTTTTGACAGGGAAGCCCTATTAGGCGTGTCATTAACTGGCACAATGGAAAAGCACGATCTGGTCTTGACAGAAAAGGTTTTGACCAAAGGCGCTAAAATAGCGGTCGAAACAAATAAAGAATTAGCAAAAAAGATAGGTATTAATCAAGCGGCTAGAGTCACATGCTTAAAACCAGAAGGTACCAGCAGTAGTATGTTGGGTACTAGTTCTGGTATACATCCACATCACGCCAAACGATATATACGTCATGTACAGGCGAACATTTTAGAAGCACCATACCAACACTTCAAAAAATTAAACCCGCAAGCCTGCGAAAAATCATCTTGGTCGGCCAATAATACTGATGAAGTTATTAAATTTCCTATAGAAGTACCTGATGGTGCAAAATTAAAGAATCAATTACCAGCCGTTGAAATGTTATCAATAGTAAAAGATACTCAAAAGCATTGGGTACAATCAGGAAAAAATAAAGGCTTATGTACTCAAGAATATTTGAGCCATAATGTTAGTAATACTGTTACGGTTAAGCCTGACGAATGGGAAGACGTAACCAAATTTATTTATGATAATCGTAAATATTTTGCCGGTATTAGTTTGATTCCTCAGAGTGGCGATAAAGACTATCCACAAGCACCATTTACCACAGTTTATACTAGTCGTGAAATTGTTAAAGAGTATGGTGATGCTGCATTGTGGTGTTCTGGTCTAATCGAGTTATCTCTTAACGCATTCGATAACAATCTTTGGGCCGCTTGCGATTACGTTAGTATGAATCAAGCAAAGACAGACGATGCTCAAGATAAGTTATTATTTGTTACGAAAATGAAAAACTTTGCTGGTAAATATTTTGATGGTGATATCAAACGTTTAACATATTGCATGAAAGACGTTTATAATTGGAAAATCTATTGTGATCTATATAATAGTTTCAAAAAGGTTGATTATACGCAACTATCTGAAACAGAGGACAATACCGTGGGAATAGAGGAAATTAGTTGCGCTGGCGGTGCATGTCTAATTTAATCCACTATTCGCAAAGGGTAAACATTGAGAAAAAATAATAAAAAGAAAAAAGCTGTTGATCTCACTAATGATATTGAACAATCTGGTCCTATCTATAGAAATAGATTAAAACCCAGGAGCGAAAATCAAAAAGAATATATAAGAACTGTTGCTGAAAATACTATAACTTTTTGTCAAGGGTTAGCCGGATCAGGTAAAACCCACATAGCAATTGGTATGGCACTAGAGTATTTATTAGACCAAAAGGTTAATAGAATTGTTATCACAAGGCCAGTTATAGAGGCTGGTGAAAAAATAGGATATCTACCAGGAACGGCGGAAGAAAAATTACATCCTTATTTATTGCCTATTATTGATGAAATTAATCATTTTATTAGTATGGCCCAGTATGCTTCATTAAAACTAAATAATAAGATAGAAGTAGTACCTTTAGGTTTAATGAGAGGTCGTAATTTTCACAACTGTTTCATTGTTGCTGACGAGTGCCAAAACGCATCATACGAACAATTAAAAATGTTATTGACAAGAGTTGGTCACGAGAGTAAATTAATACTAACTGGCGATATTGGACAATCCGATCTTAGTAGACACTTACAGGGTGGATTTATTCATATGATCAATGCTCTAGATGGAATAGAAGGTATCGGGAATTGTAAATTAGAATCATCAGACATAGTGAGAAATCCAATAATAGCAAAAATTTTAGCAAGATTAGATAATTTTGAAAATGGAACAAAAACATAAACAATGTCTATTATTGAATGCTGATTATAGTCCATTAAGTATAATATCCTGGCAAAAGGCTATTATATGGTCTATAAGATTTGAAAATAATCCTAGATACGGTATTGAAATAATAGATTTCTATAAAAACGATCACATCAATGGAGTAGATAAAAAATATCCTATTCCAGCAGTAACCAAAACGCAAAGATTTTTTAGAATCAATAATCAGGATGTTATATTCTCTCGTAAAAATATTTTTATCAGAGATAATTATACTTGTCAATATTGCCATAAACAATATGAAATGAGTAGTCTAACATATGATCATGTTATACCAAAATCTAAATGGACAGGACCATCATCACCAACTAGTTGGACAAATATAGTCACGGCGTGTACATACTGTAATCGTAAAAAGGGTAATAAAACACCCAAACAAGCTAATATGCCCTTGATTAAATTACCAATAAAACCAAATAAAAATATGAAATTCTTGCCTATTGCCGAACATCTTCTTAAGATAAAAGATGATCTACCAGAAGAATGGAAGACATATCTGCCGGAATCTTATCTATAATGCCAACATACTCATATCAGTGCGAAAAATGTCAAAATAGATTTGAATTATTTTTTTATATCAAAGACTATATAGATCATCCCAAATGTGAAAAATGCCACAGTAAACAAACCCACAGAAGATATGTTGATGATGTGATAACACAAAGCACAAGTGTTCGTAAGTCTGATACAGAATTAAAAACATTAGGCGATTTAGCTAAACGTAATAGTGACAGAATGAGCGAGGATGAAAAAACTCATTTATATCATAAACATAACGAATATAAATTTGATGAAAGTACTAAGACATTACCAACAGGCATGAGCAGAATCAAAAAACCAGAAAAAATCAAATGGCCAGGATCCAAAGGCAAAACTAAACGAGGTAAAAAATGAATCATTATTCTAATATATTCCAAATCAATCCTTCCAAAATAGATCCAGTTTCGGATAGGAATTATTATACTGTTTTAGGAAAACACGATTTCTTGGATGAAAACAACAATCCGCGAACCAAAAATGAAAAAAATGCTTACGCTTATTCCAAAATCAACAACGATAGCGATACTCAATATTTTGTAAAGGTTGGATTATATGGTAAGATATTTAATCCAATAGGACTATATTCAGAAGGCAAAGCTAATAAATTCTTATCAAAAGTAGGTAAAAATGAATTCAGTTTCACCAGAGTTAATCAAAAGGTTTTTGATATGTATGTAAATTTTTTAAGAACAAAAAATGTCGCATGGTTAAATAATGCAGAAAGGGAACTAACATGAACAAAGAAACAAAGTACGCAATATTGTACCTAAATAGTATAGGGAAATCTGATGAACAAATATCCAAAGAACTCAAAGTAGATATTTCAGATATCAAAAAAGCAACCAAACAATCTAGCAATAATACTAAAATAAAAACAACTTCTTCGAAGGTTAATAGTAAAGATCTTATGATTACACAAACCAACAATAAGAAGATCAATTCTGTGGCTATTATGACAAAAGCAGCATCAGAAGTAAATGACGATTTCAAGAAAAAAATCAAATCCACAGTATCTCGTAGTGGCAAAGTATCTATTTTTCGACCAGATAAAAATAAATGAAATATATCTCCAAATATTCCAATGATAAATTTGTAACAGCACAGCAATATATTACTGAGCTGATTTGCGAACACAAGGCATTAAAGGAAAAAAAGGATTTGCATTTTAGATTTTGGACAAACAAGGAGTGGTCTTTATTTTATAGAAATCAGATAGCCACAGCTAATAAATTAATTGAAAAATATTCTAGCCAAGCCATTATAGAAGCCATCAAAGACGATAGAGCCAAGAAAATTTTTTCATTGCGAGCACCGCACTTGATTCCTATCATAGAAGAACACGAGGCTATCATACAAGCACAAAATAATAAATTGTCTATGGAATTTGATAGAAATACTCAAAAGACATACCACAAATCATCTAAACAAAAAAATACTCTGTCAAGATTAAAGGAATTAGAATGAGCTTAAAAGAGGATGTAAAAAAGAACTTCGGAGATAATATTCTAATTACAGCAAGTTCTGTCATGGACAAAAAACTGCTCACAATACCAGTTAGTCCATCGTTAGATATTGTATTAAATGGTGGTATTCCAGAGGGTAGTTTTGTTATTTTAACAGGACAACCCAAGTGCGGAAAAACAACAACATCCCTAGATTTCTGTGCTACTGCACAAAAACCAGAATACGCATATGGATCTTTTAAAGATGGCCGAGAAGTGTATTACCTGAACATTGAAGGTAGATTGAAAAAAAGAGACTTAGAAGGAATACCAGGATTAAATCTTGATAAATTTCATATTGTAGGATCTCAAGAAGGTAAAATTTTACACGCAGAAGAATATCTACAAATAGGCGAACGCATTATTAATGAATTACCAGGATCAATAGTTATTATTGATTCATATTCAGCATTATGCACCGAGGCCGAGATCACTAGCGATATGAATAAAATGCAAAGAGCAGACGGAGCAAAATTATTAGCTAAGTTTTGTCGTAAAGTAGCTAATGTTATTCCTGTTAACAAAAATATAGTTATTGGTATTACTCATCTAATGGGTAATCCCGGATATGGAAATGCTGAATGGAAAGAGAAGAGCGGTCAGGCCATTGCATATCAAACTGATATAAAGCTTAAAGCCAAGTTTTTTAAGAAGTGGAATCTATCCGATGATAGTCCACAAATCGGACAAGAAGTAGAATGGGAAGTACTATGTTCGGCATTAGGACCACCGGGCGGCTCAATTACTAGTTATATAAGATACGGAACAGGTATTGATAAACACATGGAGCTTTTAAATTTAGCCGTGGATCTTGGCTTAATCAATAAGGGTGGTGCTTGGTATACAATTACTACTGTTGAAGATAAGCCAAAATTTCAAGGTTTAGAAAAAGCCAGACAGTATCTTGTTGATAATCCGAAAACATATAATGATCTTTTGGAAAAAGTCTATGAAACAATGGGTATCAAATGCAAGTAAAAGATTTGGACAATAATTTTTGTCATTGGCAATTAATTGGTGGAATATCTCATGGGTCGCTCAAGAACAAATCAAGCCTACATCTAAAAGCCAGAGAGTTAATTCATGAATGTTTTCCAACACTTCAGGTTCTAGAAGAAGTACCAGTTCAAGTTAGGAGATCAGAAACTCTGTATTTGGATTTTTACTTGCCATTGAACAAGAAATGTATAGAAGTACATGGAGAACAACATTATACATTTAGCAGATTTTATCATCACAACTTGTTAGGATTCATGAGGCACAAAAAAAGAGATCAAGAAAAAGCTGAATGGTGCAGTATCAATGGGATTGAATATATAGAATTACCGTTTAATGAAGATATAGACAAATGGAAAAGCAGAATAAAAAATGAATAATACTACCACCAACAAAAGTTCAACTGAACAAGTTAGTTATTGGGACAATATTTTAGATGAGTACGAGAAAAATCTCGGACTACCTAATTATATTAGTGAGGTTATTAGCGAACAAGAGATCAATCAATATTTAACCATGGATAGAGATCGCATAGAAAAATTAACGCCAGAAGATTGTTCTCAAATAGCATACAGGTTGGCCCAATTTGCTTTTCATATACAAAGATCACTAAATAGAGAACTCGCAAGATTAAACTGGGCGGAAGATACGATTAAAGAAACTATTGCTGATGATATAAATAATTATAAGGGATATGGCTATATAGAAAAGTCAGCACAAGCCATCAAACACAACGATAAAGCTAGTGCATTAAACAAAATTAAGAAATATGCCAAACAAAGATCAGATAGACTCAGTTATATCGCCTCCTCTGTAAAAAATCTATCAGATATATTGATTTCTATTCAAAAAACAAAGGTGAAACATCATGGAACTTAATTTTAGTGATCCAGAGCAAATTAAGCAATTAATTAGTGCATTACAAAATTTATTACCGAAAGAAAATACTCCAAAGGCAGAAGAGAGAACAGAAGAAATTCTTCCAGATCATAATATAAAAACAAAAACAAGAAAACTAAAATCAGAACATTATAATAAATTTGATAATATGCCAGAAGCCGGTATGCATAAAAGTGATTCTTTAATAGATAAAAAGTTGTCTGTTCATCCTCCAAGCCCAAGAACAAGACAATTTGAGGCTGTAGATGTAAAGTGTAGATCTTGTGGGAAAAGCGAAAAAATCAATCCTGTTCTTCTGCCGGATTCCAACGATAGATATAAATGCAACAAGTGTTCTACGATGGCTGGTGAGTAAATGCCAATAATTTTATCTGATCCTTCTGCTGAAAGAGCGGTACTCGCAGGAATATGTAAGTATGGCGAGGAAGTTTATCTTGATATTGCAGATATACTTCAAGAGTCTTCTTTTACCATTGATAGTAATAAAATACTATATAAGTGCTTAAAAGATCTGTGTGAAAAGAATAGTCCTAATAGTATAGATCTCGCATCTATATATTCTGTGGCTCAAGAAGTTGGTGTGTCTCATATTTTATCCAAAAAAGAAGAGGCCCAACATCTTAGGGCGGTTTTAGATTTTCCTGTTAATAAAGAAAATGTACCTAAGTTTGCGGCTAAAATTCGTAAGCTAGAAATTGCAAGATTACTTAGGGAGCAACTAGAAAAAGCACAAGATAAAATATTAGAAATTAATGGTAGCGAATCTATATCTTCGATTATAGGACTAGCCGAGGATACGGTTTTTAATTTTACGTCGCTCCTTAACGATACTGACTCTGCTCCGGAGCAAATAGGTTCTAATCTTGATGAGTACATCGAAAATCTAGAAAAAAATAAAGTAGATCAAGTTGGTATACCAACAGGATTTCCTGTGTACGATCAGGCTATTGGCGGAGGATTAAGAAGAGGAACAGTAAATGTTATAGCGGCCAGACCCAAAACAGGAAAAACGCTTTTGTCCGATAATATAGGAAAAAATATTGCTGATCTTGGTATTCCCATATTAAATATGGATACAGAAATGAATAAACAAGATCATATTCATAGAATTCTTGCTATGATGAGCGAAACCGAAATCAATAGTATAGAAACCGGAAAGTTTGCTGATTCTCCGGATAAAAAGAATAAAATAGCAAAAGCTGTTAACGAATTAAAATCTCTAAAAATATACCATAAAAGCATAGCTGGAAAACCCTTTGAAGATCAATTAGCCATCATGAGAAGATGGTTAGTTAAAGAGGTTGGTTTAAATGATGATGGTACAGCAAAAGAGTGTGTTATATTTTATGATTATCTAAAATTAATGGATAGTTCTGGTATTAGTCAAGACCTCAAAGAATATCAATTATTAGGATTTATGATGACAAGTCTTCATAATTTTGCTGTTAGATATCAAGTGCCAATTGTGGCTTTTATTCAATTAAATAGAGATGGTATCACCAAAGAAAGTACAGATACGGCTAGTGGATCAGATAGAATTATATGGCTATGTAGTAATTTCAGTATATTTAAACGCAAAAGCGACGAAGAAATAGCCGAAGATGGTCCGTCAGAAGGTAATCGCAAATTGGTTCCATTAATTAGCCGTCACGGCGGAGGATTAGATGATAACGATTATATTAATTGTCATATGAAAGGATGGTGTGCAAAAATCACAGAAGGAAGAACCAAATTAGAAATTTCTAATAATACAGGAACCAAAAAGAATAACAAAAATACATTTGTACTAGAAAATGATAACACAGAAGAAAACATCCCGTTTGTATAATCAAAAACAGCTTAAAGTAATTTGCGACAAGTTGTGCGATAGTATAGATGATCTTATACAAGTATTATCTATAAGTCATTTAAAACATAACGGCAAAATGATATCGGGTAGTTGTCCCATACACAATGGAGATAATCCATCTGCTTTTAATTTATATCCTGAAGGAGAATCTTATAGAGGTAACTGGAAATGCAGAACGCACGGATGCGAGAAAATTTTTAAAGGATCAATTATAGGCTTTATTAGGGGAGTTCTGTCGAATAAGAATTATGGCTGGGTCACAGAAGGTGACGATACTGCATCTTTTGAAGAAACTATAGAGTTTGTAGAAGCCTTTCTAAAGCAAGAAGTACACAAGATCAAAATATCAAAACACGAGATAGAGAAAACTAATTTTACTAATATCGTTAATAATATCGTTACTAAAGCAGAGTCTCCTAAACAACTAATAACCAGACAACAAGTTAGAAAGTCTCTAGAATATCCTTGCAATTATTTTATTAATAGAGGTTTCAGTAACGATATTTTAGAAAAATACGATGTTGGGTTATGTAATAAATCTAATAAAGAAATGTACAATAGGGCTGTTGTACCAATTTATGATAATGATTACAAATTTTTAGTAGGATGCACAGGAAGAAGCATATTCGACAAATGTGACAAATGTGGATATTACCATGATCAGAATTGTCCATCAGAATCAGAAGGTTGGAAATTCCCTAAATGGAAACATAATTATGAATTCAAAAGCCAAAATCATTTATACAATTTCTGGTTTGCTAAAAAATCTATACTAGAGTCTGGAAAGGTTATTCTTGTAGAAAGTCCTGGTAACGTATGGAGATTAGAACAAGCCGGTATTCATAATAGCGTAGCCATGTTTGGCTCGTCATTAAGCGATAGACAAAAAATCATATTGGATGGATCTGGTGCTATGACTATAATAACTATTATGGATAATGATTTAGCTGGTAAAAAAGCGGCTGAGATAATTTATACGAAATGTAAAAATACTTATAATATTGTGAATCTAAGTATCAATAAGCCAGATGTTGCCGAAATGACCATAGAAGAAATCGACACAGAAATTAAGAGTAAAATATGACACAAATTATTGCATTTGCTGGTCGCAAACAATCAGGGAAAACAACTTGCTCTGAAGCTCTTTTAAAATATGCGAATGGATCAATAGTCCCCTATAATAGTGGCAAGATATATAATTTTGCTGATCCACTCAAAAAAGACATTTGCATGAATATACTTGGATTAACATATGATCAATGCTACGGTTCTGATGACCAAAAAAATGAACTAGTAAATTGCTTTTGGGATAATAATCAATTAACAGCCAGAGAAGTTATGCAATTTGTTGGCACAAATATTTTTAGAAAAATGCAAAATAATGTATGGGCAGATGCCACCATATCAAAAATTAAAACTGAAAATCCTAACATAGCAATAATTGCAGATTGTAGATTTCCAAACGAAGTTTCTTCAATTAAGGATGCTGGAGGCGTAGTTATAAAATTAATGCGTAATCCATACAATTCAGATCACGAAAGTGAGATTGCGTTGGATCCTGATAATTATGATTATTCTCATTTTGATTTAGTCATTGATAATCATCGTATGTCTATACGAGAGCAAATAGATACTGTTATTAATTTCCTAACCAATAAAGGAATATTACCATTATAATTACATATTTTCGGAGTTCGTCATACAATACTCATAGTATGTGCGAACAACAATATTTTATTGAATATGTTTTGGGTATGCGTGGACAATCTAATAAAAAAGCAGATAAAGGAACAATCTGTCATAAAGTTTTAGAATTGCTCGCTGTTATCAAAAAAGCACAACAAGATAAAATATTATTTA